TAGAGCCGACATTGATTACTAACTTGGATGAGTTACAAATCAGCTATGATAAGCGTCAATCTGTACTTGGTCAACAAATCAGCACACTTACACAAAGAATTGGTGATGAGGTTGCTATCAGTTGGTCAGCCACAGGTGCTGCTAACATCGTAGGCACTTCGGGTTCAACTGCTGCAACTGCTTTAGCACCGGGAGCAACAGGAACACGTAAGCAGGTAGCACTTGCCGACATCGCAGCATTGGCTTCTAAACTTGACAAGGACAATGTACCACGTGGTAACAGAAAGTTGTTAATGTCAACTGATATGTTTTGGGAGTTATTCCAAATCAGTGATGTTATCCGTGCTTCTTACAATGGCTTCCAAAATCAAGGCAATGTGTTACAAACAGGTACCGTTGCTCAATTGTATGGCTTTGATATTATGATGCGCCCTGTTGTATCTGTTTACGCAAACAGCACAACTTCACCAAAGGCATTCGGTGCTGCAACTGCAACCTCTGATAACTTGGCTTGTATCGCATTCCATTCAACCACTGTTGCACGCGCACTTGGAAGCATGAACCCATTGTACGATAGTGGCTCAAACGGTAACGGTAAGCCAGAGTATTTAGGTTCAATCTTCAACATGGAAGTAATGTTAGGTTCTGCTATTTTAAGAGCCGATATGAAAGGTGTTGCTGCTCTTGTTCAAACTTGGGTATCTTAATAAAATCAATCGTTTAACTAAAAAGCCCTGCTCAACAAATGGGTGGGGCTTTTTTAATACCAAATAATAATGGCATTACCAAATATAAATTTTGTAAACAGCATTAAGGGCGGCTATCAATGCAGGAACACAAACACATGGTTTCATTGCATCGGGTTCAACTACCGATTTATTAATTGCAACCAAAGCAGGTGAGGGTATTTTCCCAAACAGTGGCACTCCTTACGCATCAACTGTAACAGGTGGTGGTGTTACAACTACATGGACACAACCAACAGGCAGCGGTTCAACCGTGTTAGGTATTGCATCGTGGATTGACACACTTTACTACCACATTAGCGAGTATTTTAGAATACAGCCAAAAGGTGAGTTGTACGTTGGTTTATACGTAGAGGAAGCTACATACACCTTTGCTGCAATAACATCAATGCAGAATTACGCAAGTGGCTCAATTAAGCAGATTTCAGTATTTGAGAAAAACGTTGCATTTAGCACCGCTCAACTATCGGCATTACAAGCAATAGCCAACGCTAACGAAGCCGTTTACAAGCCGTTGCAAATCATGTTGAACGCTGAAATCAGCGCAACTGCAAGCGTGGCAACATTGGTTGACCTATCAACCTCAACTGCTCCAAATGTATCGGTATGTATTGCACAGGATGGCGCAAACAATGGATATTATATCTACAAAGCAACTAACAAATCAGTGGGTGCTATCGGTGCAATGTTAGGTGCTGTTTCATTAGCAGTTGTTAGCGAGTCAATCGCATGGGTAAGCAAGTTTAACATGGCTTTGGGTGCAGAATTAGACACGATTGCATTCAGCAACGGTGAAGTTTACACAGCCCTTGCAGATAGTCAATTTGAAAGTTTAAACAACTACTCTTATGTGTTCCTACGCAAGCTAACAGGCATCACGGGCAGTTATTGGAGCGATAGCAAAACAACTGTATCACCTACAAGTGACTATGCAACTATTGAGAATAACCGTGTTTACCAAAAAATTACACGTGTCGTTCGTGCCAATATGTTACCTGCTTTGAGTTCACCATTGAAAGTGAATGCAGATGGAACGTTGACCGCAGCTACAATAGGTTACTTTGAAACATTGGCGAATAACCCATTGGTACAGATGGAAGCCGATGGCGAGTTATCAGCGCATAAAGTTATCATCAATCCTGCGCAGGATGTACTTGCAACAAGCACATTGGAGTTAACATTGCAGAATGTACCATTGGGCGTTGCAAGAATTATTAAAATTAATGTTGGATTTGTAAAATCAGTATAAAAACATGGCACAAAATGGACTTCCGTTAATTAACGGCAAAGCGTATGAGTTTGCAGACATTACTTGCATCATACTTGGAACACCAATCATAGGTGTTACCGCAATCGAATACGGTGAAGAAGATGCGACCGAGAATATCTATGCAACAGGGCGTTATCCTGTATCGCGTGGTTACGGTCAAATTACACCGAGCGCAAAGGTTACAATATTGATGAATGAGGTAATGAACATTGTATCGGCAGCACCAAATGGCCGCATACAAGACATTCCCGAATTTGACATCATTGTTACCTTTACCGATGTTAACTTGTTGCCGGTGGTTCATAAAATCCGCAATTGCAGATTTATGAAAAACATGATTGCTTCGGCAACAGGTGACACTTCAATACCAATGGAATTAGATTTAATTGTTTCACATATCGAATTTGTTTAGTAAATTTGCGCAAACCAAATCAATAAACAAATGACTAACATTGAAGAATTAAAATCAAAGTATCCAGGTGTTGAAATCTACACCTTAACCGTAAACAACAGGCAAGGCGCACCCATCACGGTTTACTTACGTGAAATGGATAGGATTGCTTATAAGACAGTAAGCGGTTTAATTGCCAAAGATGAATTGATGGGCGTGGAGTCGTTTTTAAGAACACTTTGTGTTGAGGGCGATGTTAACGCTATCATCAATGATTTTAAAGCGTTACGCAGCGCAGCAATGACAATCTTACCCATGTTGACATCGGAAGCAGGTGAATTAAAAAAAAATTAGACACCGCAAAAAAGTTATTGGAAACGGATGAGTTTGCGCGTCAAAATGCACTCATCCGTTTTTATTTAAAAGTAGAACCCGACACGTTAACGGATGATGAATGGGCAATGCGTTTTGAGGAAATTATGTTTGTATTAAAGTTTAATGGTACAATTCAAGAAAAGAAATGAGCAACAATTCAGTTGAATACATATTAAGTTTAAAGGATAAGTTTAGCAGTGGTATTAAGAGTGCGACAGGCGAAACTGAAAAGTTAAACGGTGCTATGGGCATGGCTCAAAAGTCGGCAAATGGTTTAAAAACAGCACTTGCTGCTATTGGCGTTGGACTTGGGATAAAAGAGATTATAAGCACCACAGCCGCAATGGAAGGGTTGCAAAATCAATTAAACTTTGCGAGTGGTTCAGCCGAACAAGGCGCAAGAGATTTTAATTACTTGCGTAAAACTTCGCAAGAAATGGGTTTGGATTTTAATGTTGCAGCCACAGCGTTTGCAAAGTTTAGTGGGGCGGCAAGAGGTACATCAATTGAGGGGCAAAAGTTACGTGATATATTTGAGGGCGTTGGTATGGCATCAACTGTTATGCACTTAACAGCAGAGCAATCAGAGGGCGCATTTAGGGCATTAGAACAAATGTTATCAAAAGGCAAGGTAAGTGCTGAAGAATTACGTGGGCAGTTAGGTGAAAGAATACCAGGTGCTTTTCAAATTGCAGCACGTGCAATGGGAATGACTACAAGCGAATTGGATAAGTTTATGAGCCAAGGCAAATTAATGAGTGAGGATTTTTTGCCAAAGTTTGCAGCACAATTAAAGTTAGAATTTGCAGGCGGTATGAGCGCAGCAAGTGAAAGTTTAAGTGCTAATTTAAACCGAATGAACAACGCATTTTTAGAAATCAAGTTAACACTTGGTGAATTATTGATGCCTGTTATACTTACCGTAATTGATGCAATACGTTCACTTACGGATTTTGTTAAAGACCATGCAGTTGCTATATCGGGCTTAACAGGTGCATTTGTTGGCCTTTATGGTGCTATTTTTATTTACAATGCTTATATGAAAACAGCAGCAATTTGGTCAGGTGCTAAATTCATTTGGGGCATTTGGTCACTTGCAGCCGCATTGGATGGCGTTACCGTTGCACAATGGTTGTTAAACACTGCAACTGCTTTCTTTGCAGGGTTAAGCGGTGTTGGTTTGTTTGCCGTTGCAGCCGCAGGCGCAGCCGCATTGGCAACAGGAGTAATGGCGGCCAAGTATGCTTATGATAAGTTAAACAAATCAGCCGAAAGCGGTGTTGGTGCTGCTAACAAAGCACTTAACCCAATGACAGGCGGCAATACCGCCAATGCTGCTAAAACAAGCGCAACCGCCCCCAAAGCAAAGGGCGGCACTTCGACATCCGTTGTTGAAAGTAGGGGAGTGCAAAACTTCAACATATCAATTCAAGAGTTTGGCAATATAGTGTTAAACACTACCAACATCAA